ATACGTATAGATGGGTATCTAAGTAAATGTTTTCAACATGAATTTGATCATCTAAATGGTGTATGTTTTGTTGACAGAGTATCACAAATGAAGTTAAACTTAGCTATGAAGAGAATAAGGAAAAACAAATAATATGATTGAGCCGAGTCAAAGCCTACAGGCCATTTTTGAAAATTGTATCAAGGTGGCTAAAGATCACGAACATGAATACATTACCATAGAACATATTGCCTATGGTATCATGTGTGACGATGATGCCTATGCTTTAATTGCCAGCTTTGGCGCAGATGCTAATTTTATCAAAACTAATCTTGAACATTATATTAAAAATAATCTCAACGATATCAAAACATCTGATCCTAAATCTAAACCTAAAAAAACAAACAGTGTAGAGCGTGTATTAAATCGCTGCTTCACACAAGTATTATTCAGCGGACGTCAACGTATGGAAGTGGCAGATGTTATAGTAGCTATTCTATCAGAAAAGAATTCGTTCGCATTTTACTTTTTAAGCAAAGGCGGAATCACCAAAGAAAAATTTGTTAAATTCTTCCAAGAAAATGTTGCGATTGAAGAAGAAGAATTATCGGAAGATACAGAAAGACGTGTGGTTAATACTGGCAGTGCCGATAGGATTCTAAATCAATACTGTACCAATCTTTCATTAAAAGCAAAACAGAGATTATTAGATCCTGTGATCGGTCGAGATGAAGAAATTGAAAAGATTCAATTAGTGTTAGCACGCAGAAATAAATCAAACGTATTAATGGTAGGCGAACCAGGTGTAGGTAAAACTGCTATTGCTGAAGGTATTGCTCGTAAAATCTTTGAAAAGAAAGTACCTAAGTTCATATTAGATCATACGGTATATACTTTAGATATCTCTGCACTACTAGCAGGATCGAAGTATCGTGGAGACTTTGAAGAACGTATCAAAGCTGTGCTACAGGCATTGGAACGCAAAGGCAAAATCATACTGTTCATTGACGAAGCTCATATGATGAGTGGTGCAGGATCAGCTAGCCAAAGTCCTAACGATCTAGCAAATATTCTTAAACCTGTGTTAACTAAAGGAATTATTAAACTCATCGCATCAACTACTTGGGAAGAGTATCGCAAGCATTTTGAAAAAGATCGTGCCCTAATGCGCAGATTCCAACGTGTGACCATCGATGAGCCTAGTGCTGAGATGAGTGTTAAAATTCTCAAAGGACTTAAAAAATACTACGAAAAACATCACAATGTTAAAATCTCAGATGCAGCTATTGAACAGGCAGTTAAACTATCTGTGAAATATATGAGTGATAAAAAGTTACCCGACAAAGCCATTGACATTATTGATTGTGCTTCAGCTCGTTATAAGTTAAAAGACGACCCAGCAATGGAAGGTGTAGATCAGATAGTTGATGTTGAACAGGTAACTTATGAATTAAGTAAAATGATAAACATGCCATTGGAAACCGTGGCCCAAAAAGAATCAAAGAATCTTTCTGATCTTGATTCAAATATGAAGGCAGCAGTATACGGTCAAGACGATGCTGTAGACACACTGTTAGATAAGATATTCGTAGCACAAGCAGGAATGAAATCACCGAATAAACCCATTGGTTCTTTCCTTTTCCTTGGACCAACTGGGTGTGGTAAAACAGAAACTGCCAAACAGTTATCTGATAAGATGGGCATGCCTCTTGTGAGATTTGACATGGGTGAATATCAAGAGAAACATTCAGTAGCACGCCTAATTGGTGCTCCTCCAGGATATGTGGGCTACGAAGATAATGCTGGTCAACTTATTACTAAATTGCAGGAAACTCCTAACAGTATTCTATTGTTGGACGAGATTGAAAAAGCACATCCAGATGTTACCAATATTCTGTTAGCATTTATGGATAATGGATTTGTTACTGGATCAAACGGCAAACAGGCAGATGGACGTAACTGTATTTTAATTATGACTTCTAACCTAGGTGCTCGAGACAGTGAAAATAACACTATTGGATTTGGTGATCTTGACAAAGAAGGTGAAGACGACAAAGCAGTAAAAAAATTCTTTGCTCCTGAATTCCGCAATCGCTTAGATGCTGTGATTAAATTCAGCAAGTTAAGCCAAGAGACTGTTGTTCAGATCGTCAAGAAATTTATCGAGGAACTTAATTCACAGCTCAAAGACAAAGGCATTGAGATCGTTGCTAGCTCACAGGCAGTTAAATGGTTGGCTGAAAAAGGCTACGACAAGAAAATGGGTGCAAGACCTTTGGCGAGATTGATCGACAACAAGATGAAATCTCCATTAAGTCGAAGAGTGTTGTTTGGCGATCTAGTAGACGGTGGCAGAGTTACTATAACTATAGATAACGATGATCTGGCATTTGAGGTTACTGAACTACCAAAACCGTTGACCAAAGCAGAAAGAAAAGCGATCAAAGCTGCAAAGACAGCTGAGTTGGAGCAGACAACAGAGACTGCAGATGAAAACACAGAAAACCAATAGAAAATTTTATAACAAATGGGTGTATAAAGTTTCTTTAGTAATCAAGGGTTCTAGTATTTTTAGAACCCATTCTCTGGACGACATTAAAGATTTTTGTCTAGCACCGAGTCCGGAAAAGCCCAACTATTCTTTACACGGCAGAGCTTGGCAGAACCGTGATCAAATATTAGAGTTAACAGAATTTCTCTTAACTCAAAAATCCACTGTATGGACCAAACGTATCGAAAACAGTTTCATGGATTTCTACACCAACGATAGAAATTTCTATGAAGAAATTTCACTGAAGTTTGAGCCTGCTGTGCTGCATAGATTTGAACCTGATCCAGAAACTGTCGATCTATTAGATCAGCCACTGACTATTATTGCTCCTAAATTGCCTCACAATAGATATCAATATAGAGTATATCTGCTGCCGCATAAACTAGCTGGTGATAAAGAATCCAAGAAAAAATATGTGAGTTGGTTAAAATCACAGGACCCTAGGATCACTTGTACACCTGCTGTGGAAAAATGGTTCATTAAAACTGATTGGAACTGGGATCGTAGATATGTTCTAGTAGAAGACGAACACACACTGCTGATGCTAAAACTGCGCAATTCTGAAGTAGTGGGCCGTGTTTACAATTACATTATTTCCGATAAATAAGAGATGTCCACTGAAAGCATAACTCTATTATCTAATATTTCCCAAGAAGCAGCACCTGGGGATTCCAGCTTTGTATACTCCGGTAAACAAAAAGGCGCAGGCTATCACAAATACAACGATGGTGTGCATACTGTTGTTTATAACTTTAATCAGTTTGTCGGAACTGTAAAAATACAAGCTACTCTAGAACTGTATCCCGGCGATAACGACTGGTTTGATGTTGCAGGCACAGAAGTTGGTGGTGACAGCACTGTTATCAACAGTTCAGCAACATCTTATACATTTACCGGCAAATTTGTATGGATTCGTGCCGCATACAACCTACAAAACGGTATCATTACCGAAATCCGATATAATTACTAAGTTTCACAAAGCGATAAATATAGTATGACCTTACGGAACCATACTATGAGAGACCTTATATCAAAATTAGACGCTATCATTAGCGAAACAGCACTTAATCCCAAAGATCCACAAGGTGACTACGATGCTAAATCCAAAGCACTGCAGGATCTACAAATGGACCCAAATGTTGCAGACGACCAAGAATTATCCAATGCTGTCATACAACGTAAAGCAGCTCTAGAAAAAGAAGCTAAATCTTTGGGTATCAAAGAAGACCTATTTCAAATTGGTGATGATTTCGGCATCAGCTTTTCCGAAGATCACGAAATAGCCACAGAAATCACAGACATACTAGAAGATGGTATCGTTATTGACCTAGACGATGCTGCTCTAGAAATGTTGTCAGCACAAGGTGCTATGTTTCTCGAAGGCGAACTAGTAGAAGAAAAACAAAAAGGTGTCGATGGCAAAGCCTGTTGGAAAGGTTACAAACGCATGGGCACTAAACAGAAAGGTGGCAAGACTGTAGACAACTGTGTTAAGATGGAAGATCACGGTCCGGAAGATCCAGATGCAGAACACAACAAGGGTGAGTATGATCGTGAAGGCGACATGGCCAAAGACGATCTACGTACCATCGCTGATGCTGCTCAAGAACTATATAGTATTTTAGATGCAGATGAAAATCTACCAGAATGGGTACAATTAAAAATCATTAAGGCCGTTGATTACTTAGATACAGCCCGTGATTACATGAAGGCTAACAAATATGCCGAAGACATCGATATGGATGAAGCCAAGTATCGCGGTCGAGAAGTACCTCTAGGTAAGAAAATGGCCGGCGATGTAAAGAAATCAAAAGTATATGTACGCAAACCCAATGGTAATATCGTTAAAGTAAACTTCGGCGATAAGAAAATGCGTATTAAAAAATCTAATCCCAAGCGCAGAAAATCATTCCGTGCCCGTCACAACTGCAAAAATCCAGGACCGCGTTGGAAAGCACGCTACTGGTCATGTAGGAGCTGGTAATGCTATTAAAAGAAATGTTCTCGCCTATAGGCGCACCTAAACAAGATCAACAAGACATCGATTGGTTAGATGATTTAAAATTTTTCATCGACAACGACGATGCTATGTTAAACAACTATTTCTTTCCGGCAGTAAAACGTCACAAAGAATATCAAGGTAACCCCAATGCCTATAAGATCTATGTTAGACCTATAGAACATTGCAAAGAAGCATACTGTGAAAAGTTTGAAATTGATACACCAGAAGAAAAATTTCCTAAAGAAAAACTCATCGAACTAGCTAAACGCTGTGCCGAAGAGCAAGAAAAATATATCAGCAAGGGCGACTATGAAGCTTAGGCAGCTATTTGAAGCAGAAGTCGGTGGAAAACACCTTGCATTCTGTTTCGGTAGAATGAATCCTCCTACGGTTGGTCACAAACAGTTGTTAAACACTGTGGCCAGTGTAGGTGGTGACTATAAGATATTTGTTAGTCAAACTCAAGACAAAAAGAAAAATCCTTTAGATTATCAAACCAAAATTAAATTTATGAAAATGATGTTTGCAGAACATGCTAAAAACATTGTTGATAATTCTAGTTTAAATACTATAGGAAAAATTGCTAGTCACGTGTATAATTTAGGATATAGAGATGTTACATTTGTGGCTGGCAGTGATAGATTAGAAGATATGAAAAATCTTCTTACTACCTATAATGGCGTGGAAGGCAAGGCGCACGGATACTATAAATTCGATACTTTAGATTTTAAATCCAGCGGAGAGCGTGAAGATGGCGCAGAAGGAGTTGCGGGAGTAAGTGCCAGCAATGCTAGATCAGCAGCGGCTACTGGTGACCTAGAAGCATTTAAAGAAGCCACAGGTGCTGGTCAATATGCTGAGCCGTTGTATCAAGCTGTGCGTAAAGGCATGGGCATAAGTGAAGATATAAATGAAACGCCTATTGAAATGGATCCTAGTGATCCAATGGACCCTATGATATACGGGCACAATAAAGCGAACCCTGCAAAATTAAAATATCGTATGTTACGTGCTGCAGGACAATTAAAAGATCTAGCAGCTCGAGCTGAAAAAGCCAGTCCTGGAGAATGGCAAACTATGGCTCGCCAGTTTGAAGAATTAAAAATGAATATAGAACAGATTCGTCATGCACTCGACGAACTTAGCAAAGTAAGAAAGAAAGGTGGCATTCGAAGTCGCGGCATTGATTCTACTATTGAAAATGTGCGAGAAGGAAAATTTAGAAAAAGAGACATTGAAGATACACTTATATCAAATAATAAATTGAATGATCTAAAAAGCAAATATATTCCCGATTGGGAAATGTTAGATCACAGAATTCTTCAGGCCAAATACGTAGCCAAGGACCACAGACATGCAGAAGAGTTCGTTTCGTTTATTAATCGGATTAGCGAAAAAATGGATCACTTTGCAGAAGTAACTCAAGACGTTGCAGAAGTTACTGTTAAAACTTCAACATTCGATGTAAAAGGTTTAACAATTTTAGATTTTAAATTAGCTCTAAAAGTTGACAAGTATGCATCATCTAATGACATAGAACAAGTTCGTATGAAAGGTAATTTCGGTATGCACGAATCTAACTACGGACGCTATTGGTGTTCAACTGATAAAAAATGGAAAACTCGCAAAGGTCCTAAACAAAAGAGATCATCATGAAAGCAAAAGAATTTATACCAGCCAGTAAACCCAGAAATTTTGTAGCCAAGAATTCTAAAACATCAGGTAGTGGCGTACACAAAGATAAAAAGAAAGCTGAAAAGCAAGGCGATGTAAAACATAAGAAAGATCTAATGCCAATGGAAGAACGTGTAAGAGACCCAGAAGACTGGGACGAAGGCAATACTGAACCACCAAATAATTTTGCTGTTTATATCAATGGCAAGAAGTGGAAAGTATTTAAAGGTCGCGGTCAGTTTGCAGACGATTATAAAGAAATACAGCATTATCGTCAGCTACAGAACTGGGCACAAGCAAAATCTCAAGCTACCGGAAAGAAATGGAGTGTGTCTATTACCGGTGAGCCGGCTACAGAATAATGGAACTATCAGATTTAAAACGTTTGGCTGGTATTACAGAATTTCGAGGTTATCAACCCTACGAAGGCAGCAACATTAGTATTACTGGTAATGAAAAGCAACACCTAGAAAAGAAACACAATATTAAACCCGGTACACCAGAATGGTTTCAACTATGGTTTAGTTTACCTTATCTAACTGGCGAACCACCTGTAGGAAAGAAAAATGATTAATATTTCAGAATCAGCAAAAACAAAAATATTAGATCTTCTGGCAGAAGAAAATAATCCCGATCTCAAACTGCGCACCTTTGTGCAAGGCGGTGGCTGTTCAGGATTTCAATACGGATTCACATTTGACGAGCAACAAAATGAAGATGATTTTGAAATACCATTGGGTAATTCCAAAGTTTTAATAGATGCAATGAGTATGACTTATCTACAAGGTGCAGAAATTGATTACAAAGAAGATATCAACGGCAGTCAATTTAATATTAAAAATCCAAATGCCACTACCACATGTGGATGCGGGAGTTCGTTTTCAGCATGAAGATTCCTCAATATTACTATTCAGAAGCAGAGTGGGATAGGTTAGGTTGCGGACCTCTGCCGCCTGAAAGAAATATCGAAATGCTTAATCCTCAAGATATTAATTGGGGTACGTATCTAGTATTTCCAGAAAGACAGGGTGAGGAAGATAAACCTAACAATCCCTATAGCCAAGTATGAGAGCCAGTGATCTAAATTTACCCGAAGGCATGGAAGTCTATTTAGACATGGACGGAGTCCTTGCAGACTTCTTTTCAGAATATGCAAAACTAGCGGGCGTAACTACAGGCGACTATAGAGATATTCCTCCAGCTAAGGCAGACCCTACATTAGATAAAATGATAGGTACAGATTTTTTTGCTAGACTACCTAAATTTCCCAGCACTGATAAGTTAATAAGAATAGCTGTTGATGCGGCAGGAAGTTATAATATCTGCTCAAGTCCATTACGTGGTGATCATGAAGGATCAGCAAAATACAAAGGTGTGTGGATCAAGAAACATCTTAATCCGCAGCCCAAGCATATCTATATCACTCCCAACAAGGCCAAATATGCTAAAAATGCCAACGGCATGCCTAATGTACTGATTGACGACAGAGGTAGTAATATTTCAGCATGGGAAGCAGCAGGTGGTATTGGGATCAAATATCAAGCAGACGAGAACAGTCTCAAAGTGGTATTAGATGGACTTAAACGTGCTAGACGTGTGGCCAAGGGTGAAGAAGCACATGAACCGCAACAATTAGTCAGCAAAGATAGAGGCGGTAGCAGTGCTATTGCCGCACCCGGGGATAAAAATGAGAGCATTTGAGTTTATCACAGAAGCCAAGCGTAAAAAACGTAGACCTCGTTGGGCTGCTTACGGTCCAGGACCTTATGGCGGCTACGGCTATGCTGTAGGCTATAGTGGTGACAGCGGAGCCAGTGATGGCGGTGGAGGTGGAGAAAGCATCGAGCAGGAAAACTTTGCTGATGGTAAAAAGCCCGGACGCAAAGGATTAGCTAAACGCAGTGGCGTTAACTGCAAGGCCAGCGTCAGTAGCCTACGTAAAACTGCTAAAAATTCATCAGGCGAAAAAGCCCGCATGGCTCACTGGTGTGCTAATATGAAAAGCGGCAAAGCCAAAAAGAAATAAATACAATACTATGAAAATTAAAGATATTTTGGAATCAGCAACAGCAGGTGCTACATCATCGGGTAATATAGCTACTGTTGTAAGCCCACATCTTGCTATTGGCAAAGATCGTGGTAGCAAAAGTTATACAGGTTCTCCGGGTCAAAGCGGTACAAAAGCACCTCGATTACCTAAAATAAAACAGGCCAAAAATCCAGACGGAACAGCTAAAAATGCACTGGACATAGGCAACAACATCTTCGGTGGTGGCTCTGCCATCAAGAGATAAATACATTACGGACCTTAAAACCAAGGAATTTATAAAATGGACTTCAAATCACTAATTACTAAAATCAGCTCAATGGATGACGTTATCGAAACCGTCAAAGCACCAGAGCTTCCAAAACCAGTACAATTAAACGAGGACGCAGAATTGCGTGTTCTAGCTGGTACTTCAACTGTACTTGCAGAAGCAAAGAAAAAAGATGAATCTGTAGCTGAAGAAATGAAAGTTGGTGATTCTAAGAAAACTGCCAAAGGTGGCACAGTTACAAAAACTAAAACAGGTATTGTTCACAAAGCTGCTCCAGGTGTATACGGTGGATCAGATGACAAAGACACAGATCCTGATGCAGACGAACATCCAGCAGACAAGAAAGCTAAGAAAGCTAAAAAAGAATCTATCGAAGAAGCTTCAGAAGCTCAAAAAGCAGCTCGTGAAAAGTTCATGAACATGGTCAAAGGCAAGAAAGAAAAGAAATCAGACAAGAAAGAAGAAAGTGTAAAAGAAGCTGCTAAACCAGATTTCTTAGATATGGACAAAGATGGCGACAAGAAAGAACCAATGAAAAAAGCAGTCGCTGACAAAAAGAAAGGCGCTGTGAAAAAAGAAAGCAAGATGATGCCAAAAGGCAAAAAGCGTCCGGTTAAAGAATCAGTAGAAACTAAATTAACTTTCAAAGACATGGTTAAACTTGTTCAAGAAAGTGGCGGTCAACAACAGATCGATGCAGTGGATCAAGAATTATTTGCTTGGGCACAACGTGTTGCTAAATCCAAATTCCAAGAAAGCACCAAAGCTGAACTGTATGCTGGTCTTGTATACGAACGCATGGGTGGTGTATTTGAAATGTACGACGTTCTAGCAGAACAAAAATAATTTAACCAAATTAACTCAAAAGCCAGCAATTTATATTGACTGGCTTTTTTGTTGGCTATATAATAGTCTTATAAGGAGATATAGTCATGGCTAAAATGTACGGTCCAGAAGAAAAGGCAAAACTAGAAAGATTGATCACAGAAGGCTCAAATGTACTTCGTGAAGTAGAAGATTTAAATGAAGGTCTCAAAGAAACTGTAAAAGCAGTGGCAGAAGAATTACAAATCAAACCCAGCATCATCAGCCGTGCAATTAAGATTGCTCACAAGGGAGACTTTAAAGCACATGATGAAGATTGGAAAGAAGTTGAAGCTATTCTAGATATTACCAAGCGCATTGATTAATGAATTTTCTAGCAAATGTATTCGGCGGAACTATAGAATGGATACGAGATGATTGGCACAGTCATCCTTTTCGTTTTTTTATTGAGCTGCTGGCTTGGGCTATTAGTATTGGTTGTTCGATCACCATGGCTCTCACTGTTCCCAATCCTCCGTTACTTATTCTGTATCCTATTTGGATCGTTGGTTGTGCTATGTATGGTTGGGCTAGTTATACTAGGAAATCATTTGGCATGTTGGCTAACTACCTGCTTTTAGTCACTATTGACACTGTGGGTCTAGTGAGAATGATAAGTAATTAATGAGTAAGGTTAGATCAGCCATAAATGATCATTTTGGTATTTGCAAGCCGGAAATTGCATAAGGAGAATAAATGAGTTACGTAGACGCTTTCTATGATAGAGAGCAAGACGTTATCAATGTTGTTGAGCGTGACGACAAAGGTAACAGACATTTCAAAGAATATCCCGCAAGACATATTTTCTATTACCCTGATGCCAAGGGCAAATACATTTCCATCAAAGGCGAACCCTTGAGCAGGGTTACCAGCAAGAATGTAAAAGAGCATCGCAAAGAACTTGCCATACACTCCAATAAAAGATTATTTGAAAGCGATATCAATCCTATATATCGTTGCCTAGAAGACAATTATCTTAACACTGATGCACCAAAACTAAATGTAGCTTTTTTCGATATTGAGGTAGACTTCGATCCTGAGCGTGGCTATGCTTCACCGGACGATGCATTTATGCCTATCACAGCCATAGCAATTCACTTACAATGGTTAGATACCATGGTATGTCTAGCACTACCGCCCAAAACACTCAGCATGGCTGAAGCGCAGAAACAGGTTGAAGAATTTCCCAACACCATGTTGTTTGAAACTGAAGCAGAAATGCTAGACACATTTCTTAATTTAATCGAAGATGCTGATGTGTTAAGTGGTTGGAACTCAGAAGGCTTTGATATTCCATATACCGTTAACCGTGTGACCAAAGTGCTGTCAAAAGAAGACACACGTAGATTCTGTTTGTGGGATCAATATCCTAAAAAAAGAGAATATGAAAAGTATGGCAAGGCTGCTGTGACCTATGATCTGATCGGACGTGTGCATCTAGACAGTCTAGAACTTTACAGAAAGTATACCTATGAAGAACGACACACGTATAGGCTAGATGCTATCGGTGAAATGGAGATCGGTGAAAATAAAACTGTTTACGAAGGCACACTAGACCAACTCTATAACAACGATTTCAAAACATTTATCGAATACAATCGTCAAGACTGTGCGCTGTTAGATAAACTAGATAAGAAACTTAAATTCCTAGCACTTGCTAACACACTGGCTCATGAATGTACAGTACTATTGCAGACTACTATGGGTGCTGTGGCAGTTACTGAACAGGCCATCATTAATGAAGCACATCGCAGAGGCATGATTGTTCCTAATCGTGTACAACGTGAAGCAGGAGTCGACACACAAGCTGCAGGTGCTTATGTTGCGTATCCCAAGAAAGGCATTCATGAATGGATTGGTTCCTTAGATATCAATTCACTATATCCGTCGGCAATTCGTGCATTAAACATGGGTCCGGAAACTATTGTAGGACAACTTCGTCAGGACGGTACAAGAGCTTACATTGAAGCAGAAATAGCCAAAGGTAAATCGTTTGCATCAGCGTGGGAAGGCATCTTCGGATCGTTAGAATATACTGCCGTGATGAATCGAGAAGTGGGCAGAGAAATCACCATAGACTGGGAAGATGGTGGACATGATACTCTAAGTGCTGCACAGATCTATGATTTGATATTTGAAAATAATCAACCTTGGATGCTGAGTGCTAACGGTACTATCTTTACCTATGACAAGGAGGGTATCATCCCTGGACTGTTAAAACGTTGGTACGCTGAACGTAAAGACATGCAGACCAAACTAAAAGAATGTATCACAGCAGGTAATAAGATCGAAGAAGAATACTGGGACAAGAGACAGTTAGTCAAAAAGATTAATCTAAATAGTCTGTATGGTGCTATTCTTAATCCTGGTTGCCGTTTCTTTGATAACAGGATTGGACAATCAACCACACTCACTGGTCGTGCTATTGCTCATCACATGGCTGGTAAGGTCAATGAAATCATTACCGGTGAAAAGAATCACGTGGGCAAAGCTATTATATACGGTGACACAGATTCGTGTTATTTCTCTGCATATTCAACCCTAAAGCAGGATATTGAAAAAGGTTTGATACCGTGGAGCAAAGAAAACATTATTGATCTTTACGATAGCATAGGAGAAGAAGTAAATGGCACATTCCCTAAATTCATGCAGGAAGCCTTCCACTGTCCAAAAGTCCGAGGTGAAGTTATCAAAGCAGGTCGCGAGATTGTTGCTTCCAAAGGACTATTCATTACCAAGAAACGATACGCAGTTCTCTACTTCGACAAAGAAGGAAAAAGAACAGACACAGATGGCAATCCTGGTAAGATCAAAGCCATGGGGCTCGACCTAAAACGTTCGGATACTCCGGTGGTAATTCAAGACTTCTTAAGCGAAGTATTGACTCGAGTATTAAATGGTGCGGCCAAAGAAGAAGTGTTGGATTATATCACCGACTTCCGCACAGATTTCAAGACTAGACCTGGTTGGGAAAAAGGTTCGCCAAAACGTGCTAACAACATCACAGAATATGCTGCCAAAGAAAAAAAAGCGGGTAAGACTAACATGCCCGGACACGTTCGAGCCAGTTTGAATTGGAACACACTAAAACGCATGTTTGATGACAAATACTCAATGACCATCACCGATGGTGCTAAAGTTATTGTGTGTCGTCTCAAAGATAATCCAATGGGCCATACTTCTGTAGCATATCCAGTGGATGAATTACGTTTGCCACAATGGTTCAAAGACTTACCATTCGATGACGGTGAAATGGAAACCACAGTTATAGATGAAAAGTTAGAAAATTTAATTGGTGTTCTAGAATGGGATATCAGTTCGACTCGCAGTGACAACAATTTTAGCAAATTGTTTGATTTTGAGTAAAATATCATTGACTTTTACCCACGATCTAAATATAATATTAATATAACCGGAGAATCTAAATGAAAGACATTTTACAAGACATCGTTAGTCATACACAGAATCTAGGATTCTTGACTACCGTTAAAGTAACAGGCACAGCAGAAGGCACTACAATTAACTCAATGGCAGATGACCGTTCGGTTATCATGGAGGCGGAAACAGCAAATCCGTACCCAGACATGTTAGGTGTGTTTGGTATGCCGCAACTGCAAAAACTCAAGTATCTATTAGACGGTGCTGAGTATAAAGACAACGCAAAGATCTCAATCACATCTGCAGAACGCAACGGAGAAACTATTCCAGTTGGTATTCATTTCGAAAACAAAGACAGCGACTTTAAAAACGATTATCGTTTTATGACTACAGAAGTTATTAACGAAAAAATGAAGACCGTAAAGTTCCGTGGTGTGAAATGGGATGTAGAAGTTGAACCCAGCGTGGCTGCGGTCCAACGTTTTAATTTCCAAGCAGGTGCAAATTCAGAACACCCAACGTTCTTGGCAAAAACAGACAGTGGCAATCTAAAGTTTATCTTTGGTGATGCATCAACACACGGCGGTGAGTTTATTTTTGCACAAAATGTAGAAGGTAAATTAGATCGTGGCTGGACTTGGCCAGTATTACCAATCCTAAGTATTCTTAAGATTGCAGATGTTAACAACACTAAGATGAGTCTAAGTAACGAAGGTGCTATTCAAATCACTCTAGACAGCGGCTTAGCCACTTACAAATATATTATTCCTGCACAAGCAGCCTAAATAATATCATAAAGCACAGGCACATTATAATTAAAATACATTTGGCTAAGGAAAAATAATGACGGCACCAGTTAATTTAACACCAGGACAGAAAGATTATGCGGTATACTTACCGGCAATCAGCTGTTTCTATTCAACATACATTGCTAAACAAAGATTAGAAAAATTTATCGCAGACGAACGTGTTCCTGAAGGATTCGATCGTGGCATTGAAGGTATGAACTTTCTAAATGCAGATCAAGGATACTTTACCTACAAATATGGTTTGTTTTCAGCAGGTCATGCACAATTGGATCTACAAAAGACCATGGTGCAGGATGCTATGATACAGGATCGCGATCGCGGACAGACAATGATCTTGGGTGACTCCGGTGGTTATCAGATCGGTAAAGGTATTCTTAAATTTGATTGGCAGAATTTTGATGGTCCTGCTGCAAATAAAACACGTCAAAGTATTTTAGAATGGTTAGAACTCACAGCAGATTGGTCAATGATGCTGGACGTTCCGACATGGGCCTGTGATCATATACATTCACCCAAGACTGGACTTAAGAGTTTTGAAGACTGTTTAGAAAAAACACGACACAATAACAAATATTTCTTAGAAAATCGCTTAGGTGTTACTAAATTCTTAAATGTTCTACAAGGATCTGATTGGGATACTGCTGAAGCTTGGTATCAAGGTGTTAAAGAATTCAGCGACAAAGCAGTATGGGGTGACAAAGCTGCCGAAGGATGGGCAATGGGTGGTGC